CTCTGGAGCGCCGGCGTCTGGCGGTTCTTCACCTTCTTCACCTGACGGGGCACCTGCTGGTGCACTATCAGGTTCAGCAAGTGTAACAGATTCAATCTTGAGCGCCATTTCTTTGTCCTTGATGAGACCTTTGTCTATTTTACGAATCTCATCATCAGACATTGTAAAGATATTCTTTCTAATCCAGTTCTTGTCAACAATACCTTCGACACCTGTTGCTGCTTGTGCTATTGTAAACTTAGTTGTGTAAAGTTCAAGCTTCTGCTGCTGTGCAATTGTTGAAGGATTTGTAAGCTTGAGTTCAAAATCAAGAAGATCTGTTCCATCAAATCCATGTGCATGAAGATGAATAATTGCGATCTTGTTGAGCTCTGATAGAATCGTTCGCTGGATTCTATTAATTGAACGTGAGAAACGTATGTCTTCTTGAGAAAGTGTTGCTTTTGCGCCAAGACCTTCATCATAGCCAAGATAGGCTTTGGGTATTTTAAGAGCAGCAAATAGCTTCTTTTGAATATACTGCACATCTTCGACAGACGCAGTATTATTTCCGCCTGCGAGCGTATCAATTTTAGTTCCAGTTGAAGCACCTCGAACAGGCAAGAAGTAGTCTTCGTCGACTGAGAGTGGATTATAGCGCAGATCGACGCGGCCAGTTGTCTTATCTACAACTTGATTTTTCTTTAGCTGCGATTGCGCTTGCTCCATGTAGTTAGGAATTTCTTCTGGAGGAATGTTGCCAACATCGATATAGAATACGCGGCGATCAGGTGCTCTAACAATGCGATAGACAAGCATTGCATCCTCAATAAGGATTAGCTGTCTCCAAATCCTGCGTGCTGCTTCAAGAACAGATGTTCCGTAGGGTAAGAACGCATCATTGCCAAGAATTCTAAAATGACTTACCTGCCAATTTTCAAGAATTTGGTTGCCTTGCGTCATCCACCTAAATCTAACTGCAAGTGGATCATCCTTGTCAAATCCTTCTTCTCTTTCAATTTCATTGACAGCAATTGGATAAACGTTGATAACACCTTGTTCTGGTGATACGTCATTAAAGAGAAAGAAATCTCCGTATTTGCACATATTTCTGACCCATGCTGTCAAATTAAAGTTGACATTCAGTGTGTCATAAAAGAGCTCATTTAGGATTCGATCAATTGATTGATTTTCTGAGTATATGTGTAGTACATTGCCCAGTTCATCGGGTGCAACTGATTCTTCTGCATAAATGTCAAGTGCACTCGCAATTTCAGGTGTGTACTCCATCTCTTGAAAGTCGGAATATCTTGCCATTCTGTCATATGAACCATACGCAGACATTGCTGAGCTGTAGACATGACTTTGAGTCTTACGAAAAAGCTCAAATGCAGTTGTATTTTTTGCACTAGGCCTAAAGTCTTTAACTCTACGCTTGACAACAGGTCCACTTCTGAATAGTGTTGTAAGCCTTGAAAAGATATTCTGTTCCTGTTTAGCCATTTTTTACCTATAAATCCATAGTAGGTCTGCGGGTATTTTATTTCTGCTTACGTGTCTTGAATTTACAAGATCACGTTTCGATTCGACACGTCTTTGACTTTCGCCTGACATTATATCGTTTGCTACGCCATTAAAATTTTGTGATTTAATTGACATTCCTGCAAGCATTGCTTGATTTAACGCACCTGAATCTTTGCCATGCTCTGCTGACGCATCGTACAGCCACGTTCCAATTGCTAAGCTCATAACAAGATCATCATTTTCTCCTTTCATTGCCTGAACTCTATTGTCATTCCATACGAATGTCTTAAGTTCATCATAGAAACGAGATGAGTAAGATATAATCTGTTTGTTTCTTATTAGCTCTTCGAGCTTGGTAAGAATAAGTGATCTTGACTTACCGCTTGTGTTAAAGCCTGCTGTTGTTGTGTCGCCAGGTGGTACATAATCGCCGATATAAACGGCATTGCTACGTTGATAGTACATTTTCGGATAATTTAAATCACGCAATCTAACAATTGTTGCATATCCAAAGCTATTATTTTCTGGACACAATAATGCTTTATTGTATTTAAGCCCAAAATCATTTAAAAGATCGCCAAATCTATCTGGTGCGATCTTTCCTTTATACTCTGCAACTATTTCACCTGTCATTAAGTCAATAATATGAAATGCTGAGAAGTCTTTTCCGTCGCCACGGGCGACGTCGCCTGACATTACATATTTGTGCTCCGAAAGCGGTTGCTTCCAAATCCAAACATTTCTGTCAAAGCCTTCTCTTACTATCGGAGCCTGTATTTGTGTATGAAGCCATTTTAAGTCATCATCACCTAAAAATGTCTCACCCGATGATGCAAAATCACAGAGATATTCCTGTGCAACCTGTCGAATTGACAAGTTTTTTGTCTCTTTATCAAACCATTCTTTGTCGCGCTCAGGATGAACATCCCAATTAAGCTTTATTGCCTTAAACTCATTGATGCCTGCTTCAGCATCTTTATAAAGCTTGTAGTATTGACCACCGACACCATTTGGAGTCGAGAGCACAATTGCGCGGCCTCCTGTTGTTAGCGTCGGATATAGGCCCGTCCAAAGCGTGTCAAAGTCTCGAACGAATGCAGCTTCGTCAACAATTAGTAGAGAAAGTGCCTCAGAACGACCTGCGTCTTCTGAAGTTGGAATGGCCTTGATTGTCGATCCGTGGCTAAATTCAATAAGCTGCTTATTATTTGCCGTTACAGTTGGCAATACCAGCCAAGCAGGCAAGTTATTGATAATAGTCTTTGTTTTCTTAATAAAGTTCTGCGCGATTTGGAGCTTAGTTGCAATAATCAGAATATTTTTATCTTTCTGAAATAGCGCAATCCAAACGGCATATGCAGCAACAAGTGTTGAAAGGCCAAGCTGCCTACCTTTTACGACGATAGTGAATCTATTATCAATGAATTCTTTGACACATTCATCTTGAAATGGAAATGTTGTAAAAGGTATCGTACCTTTTGTCGGGTGTTGTATCTTGACATAGCTATTGAAAAAATATGCAGGATCTCTACCGCACTTTACAATTTCTCCAATTTGGCGTGTCTTGTTTGTCGTTACCATTAGTCGTTAACAGTGAAAACTGCCCTTCGTCTATAATATGCTGTCCTCTTAGGATTGTAAGGTGACATTGAAATTAACTCAATCTCATCAGTTGAATCGCCTTTCTTAAGCTTTAATGTAGAACCTGCAACTCGCTTATATTCTTTCTTAACTTCAGCAATAAAGTCATTAATAAGCTTTTCAGAAACTCTTTCTTCTTCTTTGACTTGATCACGCATAACTCTATCAGCAACTAGATTTACAATTGTCGTATAAGTGACATTAATTCTGTCACTTGACATTGTTGTTTTAATTGAAAATGTTGAGCTTTTTGTTGTTGAAGATTTTCCGAATGTCGTATCTAGAATTTGACCAAGTATATTAACCTTCTCGAATGTCATATTTTTTCCTTTTAGCGTGACGTGCTAATAAAATCCTATTATTTCTATATTTATCAATCTCTGTAGGATCTGGTCGCCAGCCTAAATTCCATTTTTCGAAATGAGGCTCTGCCCATTGCATTGCACAATTTCGACAACATTTGCTTCTTGCATAATGTGAGTAATCTAGCCTATAATCAAGCGAAAATCGACAAGTTTCACAAAATAGAGTCATTTCATTCATATGTAACTCTTGCTTTACCTGCAATCGAGTCAATGCTTAGGACATTGTCAACAATATCTTTGATTGCATCAACGTGTGAAATAATCATAATTTTCCTGAAGTAGTTTTTTAGATTTTGAAGAAGTCTTGCGCATGCTTCTAGATTGCTTTCATCTAGAACACCAAAGCCTTCATCAATAATAAGCATATCAGATTTTGGCAATGAAGAAACGTTTGTTAATGCAACTCGAATAGCAATTGATGCAATCATCTTTTCCATTCCCGATCCGAGCTCGATAATTCTCCGCCTGTCGCCGTAATTGATGTAAATCTCAATTGAGCTTGAATCATCACATTCGATTTCAACGGTAAAACCAGAAATGCCACTTAGAATTTTTGAAATTTCACTATTGATTTGTGGTAAATTCTTTGCAATGATATTTTGAGGAATTCCTTTCTTGGAAAACGCATTTTCTAGTAATGTCAATATTTCAAATTTATCAAGTGTATTCTTTAGTGATGAAATTTGACTTGTATTATTTGACAATTTTTCATCAAGTCGCCCTAAGGTTGATGCAATAGAAAGCATTTGTGCTTCTAGCGAATCTATGATTTGCTTTAAATTCAGGTATTCTCTATGATCATTTCGAATACCAGAAAGCGACTGCTCATTTGCTCGCTTAACCAAGCTAGCATGCTCAGTCTTGTAATCATTACATTGCTCAGTCTTATTACCGAGGCGCTCAGTAAACAATGTAATCTGTGACTGCGATTGCGCTTTTTTAGATTCCAAGTCTTTTTCAAGATCTACAAGCTTATTAATCTTATCAATTTTTAACTTAATATCGTCTTTGCTTGTCTCAGAAAGTTTTTCACGAAGAACTGCAAGTGTTCTTTGAATTGTTACGCGTGTATTTTCTTCTATTTCTATGACTTTCTTGCTATGATGAGCGTCTTTGATAAAGACGCAAGAAGGAAAACTATCTCCGCATGGAACGCTATCAAGAATTTCAATGTTTCTTTTTAGCTTGTCAAGATCTTTATCTTTAGA